CAAGGGAGTTTTTTGAGGCAAAAGACTGTAAGATGCCAGATGATTCTACTTTGATTAAGGAATTGACGGCTGTTAAGTATCAGTACCTGTCTAGTGGCAAATTAAAAGTTGAAGGAAAAGATCAGCTTAAAAAGCGTGGATTAAGATCACCAGACTGCGCGGATGCATTTTTATTAACTTTTGCTATGTCAGGTGCTTTTGGTAGTGGGAAGTTGGGAAGTTGGAATAGGCGGACTAATATCCGCCCAGACCTTAGATGGGTTGTTTAACAGGTGTCCAACCTGCTTCAATAAAAAATCGCTCTGAAAGTTTATCGCATACTTCATTGTAGTATTTGCTTTGATCACTAAAGCTGATTGTTTTATCAGAATTGCGTGTTAAAATTTTTCTTTTAATAAGTGTATTTACTGCATTTAAACATTGGTCAAAATTAATTGCGGAAGTACAGCAATTAAAAATTTCGCTGATTGTTAAATTGCCAAGTTCGCAATCTATATCATCTCCTGTTTTAGATTTGATTATAGACCTGCAAATATAAAGAATTGATTTTTGTTGCTTTGTTAAGCGCATTTTATTGCTCCTAAAGATAGAGTGTATTAAGTTCATCATCTATTGCATGGACAAGATGTTCAACTGTATTTTTGTTAAAGTTACGTTTATCAAAAGTTGTAATCATAGTGTTAATTTTATTTAATTTTTTATTGTTGCCTTGATTTACTGTTTCAAGACGCTTAATTTCTTCATCTTGAATTTTAACCTTATGAAAATTTTCTTCAAAAAATTTTGCTAATACTTGAATTTCATCATTTGTATATTTAGTCATTTTACTACTCCTGTATGTTATAATCATGCACTATTTCATCTAAAATGAATATAGCATCTGACTTGCAATAAGGTTTGCCATCAATTATATAATCTTGGCTATCGCAGGAATTTAATAATTTATTTTTATACTGTTGAATTGTATCAATATCATTTTCTTCAGTATTAAAATTTGTTTCGATTGTCATTTTACCACTCCCTTGTATGGTTTTTGATTTTAGTTGGTCTTTGGATAATAGTTTGTTTAATGCCTTTATATTCATCATGCTTTTTAATTTTAGCACTAAAAGTAACTTTGTCACCTTTTTCGCCTAAAGGTCTGCTACCAAAGTAGGTGATAACATTGCCATTGGCATCTTTCATGCTGTTAAGAACGCCATCGCCATAAAATGTTGCATAGGTGTATGTAAAATCAATAGTGCAGTCAAAGTCGATACGATCATCAACTTGACCTACATGATTTGAAACATATTTTGTTTTTAAATGATTAATTTTATAAAAGCCATTTTTAACACTGCTTTTAATGTCTCTAAGTGAAGTAACTTCTCTAGCGACTAAACTTACTTTTGCAATAAACGCTTTTTCTTCAGCAATTTCTTCTGGAGTACGATGCGTAATTTTTCTTAAAGATTTTGGAAGATCATCAGCAATATCGACACGCACATCATTGTCAACTGCGTATTGCTTGGCTTTTTTTACAGCAGTTTCATAGTCACTGGATAATGACATAATATGGCATGAAGCAATGAATTTTTCCCAACCAACTTGCCTTTCATAAGTACCGCGCAAAGTATACATTTTTCTGCCCATACCAACGGCAACAAAAAATGGGAAATCTTGAATTTTCTTTAAAGCAGTCATAATAACCTCTCATTTAATTAACCTATAGTTAATATAAACACTATAAACGCATAAAACAAGAGTAAAAACACATAAAAACATATAAAAACGCATAATATGAGTAAAATAATAGAATTTCCTAAAAAAAACATGGATATCAAGGTGCAGGTAGTCGATCAGGAAAAGATTGAGCAAAGTGCCAGTGCTGTAATGATGTTCTTAAATGGACTTCATGTGTCCAAATTTGCCAATTGGGAAGAGATTGCTAATGGCTTAATCATAGCCTTTGTAAACGCATCTCAAAGGAGCGGATTAAAACCTAATGAGGCTTTAGAGTTATTAAAATCAATTGATATAGAAGAAATTGAGGAATTTAATGGATGAACAAAAATTAAAGTCAATTATTGCGGATGAATTGACTGATGCAACAAATTACAGTGATACTGAGTTTACAAGCAATAGAATTAGTGCCACTGATTACTATTTAGGCGAGCCTTTTGGAAATGAAGTTGAAGGCAAGTCTAATGTAGTTGATACAGTCGTAGCTGATACAATTGATTCAATTATGCCATCATTACTGCGCATTTTTACTAGCGGTGATGATTATGTGCGGTTTGTTGGCAGGACTGCGGAAGATGAACCGAAGGCAAGGCAGGCTACAGACTACGTTAATTTTATCATAAATAATGACAATGATGCGTTCCGAATTTTTTACAACTGGTTAAAAGACAGCCTCTTATATCGTATGGGCGTAGTCCAGTTTTATGTGGATGAAAGAGAGGAAGTCAATGAAGAAGAATATGTGGATTTAACCGATGATGAGTTTAGCCTGCTTACGAGCAATCCAGATGTCACAATTGTCGAACATCAAGCCACCGAAGCCACCATACAAACGCCAGAGGGGATGCAGATTGATCAGCCGTCTACGCATGATGTTAAAATTAAGCGTAAGAAGGGTACGAAAAAAATTAAAGTTGAAAATGTGCCACCAGAAGAGTTTCTATTTAACAGGAGGGCGAAATCGTTAGAGGATGCGCATTTTATATGCCACAGGACAAAAATGTCTGTGTCCGACTTGGTTGCGATGGGCTATGACAGGGAAGAAGTTGAACGCCATTCTGGTAACGATGAAGATGAAACAGAAAATGAAAAGCAGATAAGATTTCAAGATGTAGAATCTTCCTCAGGGGCAGTGTCCGCAGACCCTGCTATGAAACAGGTAGAATATTATGAAATGTATCTCAAAGCGGATGTTGATGATGATGGAATTGCTGAATTAACAAAAGTATGCGCTATAGGCAATGAGGCAAATCATATTTTAAAAACATACCCATGCGAGCAGATACCTTTTGCAATTATTTCTCCAATATTAATGCCTCACAGGATGGTTGGAAGATCGATTTATGATTTAACAAATGACCTGCAAAGAATTAAGTCTGTTCTTTTAAGGCAGTATCTGGATAACACTTATGCAGTCAATAATGCCAGAGTTCAGGCTGTCGAAGGTGCTGTAAATATTGATGATTTATTAGATAATGTGAGTGGCGGAGTCGTAAGGGTGCGCCAGATGGGTGCAGTACAGCCATTAAATGTTCCTGCGGTTGGCAACCAGATTTTACCATTAATGTCCGAAATAGATAAGGTAAAAGAAGAAAGAACTGGTATGAGTAAGGCATCTATGGGTTTAGATGCAGATGCATTGCAGTCAACTACAGCAAGTGCAGTCAATCATTCGATTAAAAGCGCACAGTCTAAAATTGAGATGTATGCCAGAACAATTGCAGAAACTGGTGTAAGGGATTTATTTAAAGGCATTTTCCATTTAGTCACAAAATATTCCCACCAGAAACGTATTATAAGATTAAGAAATGAGTTTGTTCCAATTGATCCTACTGAGTGGGATAGCGAGTTTGATTTACAGGTAGAGGTTGGTCTTGGGCGTGGCTCTGAGGATGAACAGATGCGTGGTTTGGCTGTCATATTGGCAGAACAAAAACAAATCATGCAAACATTAGGTGTTGAAAATGAAGTCGTTAGTGCAGAACAATATATAAATACACTTAAACGAATAGCTGAATTGAATGGCTTCAAAGACACTGATCAATTCTTTTCTATTCCACAGCCAAAACCTCAAGGTCAACAACCCCCACAGCCTAACCCTATGCAAATCCAGATGCAGGCTGAAATGCAAAAAGAGCAGGCTGAAATGGCAATGGAAGAAAAGAAGATGCAAATGGAAATAGAGTTAAAGCGTGAAGAAATGAAAATGAAAATTGAATTAGAGCGTGAGATAGCAAAAGAGAAACTGCAACTACGCAGGGAAGAAATAGCTAATGAAATTGCTCTTAGGAGACAACAGATAAGCGCAGGTGGCGGTGAAGTTTCTACCAACCTGCCAAACGCATAGGTGATTTATGACAGTTTTTGACGGCAATTTTAATATTGTAAAAAAAGAGGATAACGACACTTCCACAATTAAAGAAGATTTGGGTTTTATGCCTAGCCCAAAAGAAGAGTCGCAACAATTTTTTAATGATATTAGTCAGTATATGCAGGCAGGTGCAACGCCAAACATTGCCATAATGTGGGCAGACCAAAATCAAAAAAATAAATCTGCTTTTGCTGATTTTCCTGATCCTGTAAGTGCCAATCAATCCCCTACATATAACCCTATGCAGGCAATGGTTGATGCAAGTCCAATGACACAATTGATAAAAGCATTATTTGGTGTTGATGAATTTACTGGCTCTTTTCAGCAAAGCAGGGATGAAATTAATGATCCTCATGGAGATAGCAGTCAATTAGGGAAAAATACCCAGAATGCAATTGCGCAAATGTCTGCAATGGGTATTCCGCCAGAAATTGCGACTTCTGTTATAGCCTCTACAGAGCCACAGCCGTCACCAAACCCAGAAGGACTTTACATTAGACCTAATATGCTTAATCAAGTGCCTGACAGCTACTCACAGGCATTTAAGGATGCTAACAAGGCTTATATGCAGAATGTTGCATTTAGACCAAGTGACTTCAGGGAAGAAATTGATTTAAGAGGTTTTGAAAAATTACAAGGCTTGCTTGACAATGCATGAGGGGCAGGCGAGGGAAGATATACAAACAGGTATTGATGCTAAAAATTTAAAAAATAATCCAGTTTTTAAAATAATTTTTGAAAATATTGAAAAAGAATTACTGGATTTAATAAGGAATTCCATTCCATCAGATACGAAGGAAAGGGAAGAAGCGTATTTCCAAATTAACGCATTGAAGTTAGTGCAATCTAAAATCCAAAGCATCATCGATGATGGAAAAGTTGCAGACAGATATTTGCAGGGAATACGAAAATAATTTTAATTTAAAATGAGGTTTTATAATGTCCAATACTCCTGATATGTTTGAAGGAACTGGAAAAGAAACTGGATTACTTTCACAAAGTGATGCAGTCGAAGTTCTTCTTAATCAAAATTTGCCTATTGAGGATAACAAAGAAGTAAATGAAGAAGAAAGTGTTGAAGAGACACAGGCTGAGACAACTGAAGAAGAAACTGTAGAAACTGAAGAAGTTGAAGAAACTACAGAAGAAACTGAGGAAGTTGATGCTGAGTCAGAAGATGAAACTGAAGTTGAACAGGAAGTGCAAGAGGAAAGTGAATCTGAGTTTGTCCTAGAATTGGATGGAACAAAGATGAACGCTGACCAGATTGCAAAAGAATGGGAAAATAGAGGTTTACGTCAATCTGATTATACACGCAAAACTCAGGAACTTGCAGAACAAAAAAGAGTAATTGAAGCCGATAAGGCGCAAACTCTTGAACTTCAGCAAAAACTTTCTGAATCTTTGAAAGAGGCGGAACAAATCTTAACGCAAAACAGGCAAGAACCAAATTGGAGTGAATTATCACAACAGCTTGAACCGCAAAAATTTAATTTAGTTAAGACCAAATGGGAAGAAGGTCAGAGGCAGTTAGCGCATATTCAGGAGCAAAGAAAAGCCGTAGCCGAAAAAGAACATTACGATATGATGTTGGCTAGGCAACAGCACTTGCAAAATGAAAATGCTAAATTGCTAGATTATTTTCCTACATGGAAGGATGCAGTCGTAAGAAATAAGGCTGTAGATGATCTTAAACTGTATATGCGTAATCAGGGATTAACTGAGCAGGCTATACAAAATTTAAATGATAATGGTTCTGCGGATGCAATTAAGTTCTTAATGAAGGCAAAAGCCTATGATGAACTTCAAGCAAACATGAAGAAAGTCAAGGTTACAAAGCAGAAAAAACAATTGCCTACAAAAGCCAAAAGTGGAACTCCGACTACTAAAAAAGAAGTGTCTAGCAAAGCCAGAGAAAAGGCTTTTCAAAAACTTTCTAAATCTGGAAAGATTGATGATGCAGTCAATCTTTTATTAACTCAATAAGCTATAAGGAGGTATATTATGGCAGTTTATAAAACAGGCGATGCAATCGGTGAAAGAGAGAGCCTCGCAAATACTATAGAGAGGATTGATCCTAGTGAATGTCCACTCTACTCTAATGCTAAAAAGCAAGTCGTTAAAGGCGTATTCCATGAATGGCAAGTACAGGAATTAGCTTCAGCATCAGCCTCGAATCATCAAAACGAGGGGCTTGATTTTAGTTATGTTAACCCAACTGCAACAACCAGACTTGGCAATTATTGTCAAATTTCGGCAAATGCAGGAAGTGTCAGCGGAACTTTAGATTCTGTTGATAAGGCAGGCAGAGATAGAGAAACTGCGTATGTGAAAGTTCTTAAAGGACTAGAGCAAAAGCGTGATATTGAAAAATATCTTTTCTCTAATACTGCAAGATCAGGTTCAGACCCTAGAAAGACAGCAAGTTTACCAACTTGGATAACTAACGCTGACTTTTCAACCGCAGGTTCAACATCTGCCGTTGCTACAGGCGATGGTTCTGATACTGCAACAATGACAGGTGATAATAGAGCATTGACACTTGCATTGATTGATAACGCTATGGAGTTAGCATACACAGATGGGGGCAACCCAGATATGCTTGTCATGTCACCTAAGAATAAAGTAGCTTTTAGTGATCTTTCTTCTGGCTCAGTAGTAACAAACCAGTTACACATGACTGCGCCTAAAGAAATGAGCATTATAGGTTCAGCTAGTTTATATCTGACTGACTTTGGCGAATTATCGGCTGTGATTGATCGTCATGCTAATGACACTGAGATTTATCTACTAGACTCAGATCATTATGCTATTGGTCATCTACCAAACAGAATGATGAAAGTTGTGGATGTAGCACCAACAGGTGATGCGACTAAATTTTCAATTCTATCTGAATGGAATCTCATAGTATCTGCTCCAAAAGCACATGGGGCAGTTTACGATCTATCTACATCGTAGATACTAAAAATAAGAGGGCGGTTTATCTGCCCTTTTTATGGGGGCATTTTTGCAGGGGTGCCATTATTGCCCCCACCATCTTTTATGAGAGTTGTCTGTTTGTTTTAACTTTTAACTAAAGAAAGGACTCCTTAGTTATTTATTATGCAAAATGTTTTAAAATTTTTTTTGCAGGCAACTCTCACCAAATTACAAGGAATTTATAATGGGTAAAAAATTATTATCATCAGACCCACTTACAGGGAAAAAAACATATCTCACAGATGATGCGGATGGTTTAGGCTTTGAAACTGAAGTCAATGTTGATCCTGTTTTAAAAGGTGCGAAGATGCAAGAATCTGAGTGGAAGCCTAATCAATTGATAGGGAATACTCAGAGACATAAACAGAAAATTGCTGAAATTCCAATGCCACTTTATTTTGATTTATTAAAAAAATTTGGCAACCCAAAAGACAATCCTAAAGATTGGAAGAAATGGCTACAAAATCCTGACAATAAACATTTTAGAACTACTGGCGGAAGGTTGGTATGAGTATAAACACGTTTGCGGAACTTAAAACCGCTATTGCTAATTTTCTGGCAAGAGATGACCTGACAGATCGTATACCAGAATTTATAGAATTAGCGGAAGGTAGAATAAACAGGGAATTAGAGACTCGTGAGCAGGAGAAACGTGCCACAGCTACACTTTCATCTGGAAATGAATATGTATCACTTCCTGCCGATCTAAGGCAGATCAGGAGCGTAAAATTAAATCAAACTCCTATTGTTACATTGACTTATCTAAGCCCTGACCAGTTAGATCAGGAATACTCTTCTGACGGCTCTGGAACGCCTGCATCTTACTCAATTGTTGGGCAGGAAATGAAAATCAGACCAAAGCCAGATTCTACGATGACCGCAG